AATAATTAGTTTAGTTCTTGGTCTTTTGTATGAAATTTTACATAAAAGCACAAGAATTAATAAAAACTTGTTAAAAAGATTTAGTTTTAATTTATAAAATTATTTTTATAATCTTATAATATATATAAATAATGGCCGCTCCTCCTTTACCTACTCCTTTTCCTATAAGAACACGTGGTACACCAGCATCTGGTACTGCTCCCTCAGTTTTCGATGTTACAGCGATTAATGCTATCTTTACATCTGGTAATTTATCCAGTGTTCCATTTGCAGCTCTTAAAAAACCTGAAGATATTGATGAATTATTCAATCTTCTAAATAAACAAGATTCAACTGTAGTTAATGATTTTATTAAACAATGGCCTGGATTAACCTTAAGAGAATTCAAGCTTGCATTTAACGATGATAGTGGTGTAGGTGCTCCTAGTGATGGTCACCCATCATGGTCTGTCTTAAAGTTACTCTTCGCTACAAATGCACGTGAAAATGCTGTTACTAAAACTACATGGACCCAACCCGCTTTATCTGTAAACGCTAACGATTTACACATTGCTTTATTATACCCTGGTGTAGCAAGCTACTTAAAGAAAGTCCGTGCCAGAATGTTAAACAATGCTTTTGCCACTGTAAGCCCCTATTCTCCCTTCTATCCTGGTCTCCCTTATTCAGCATTCCCTCGCTCAAAATTAGAGATCCACTTAAAAGGTGGTGAACAATTAAACGCAAACTACCCTATTGAAATGAGAGGCTTTGGCCCCTTATTAGCATCATCCATGAGAGGTGGCAACACTGGTTTATTAACAGTAGGAAACGTAAACAGCCCTACTATCTGGCGTCCTATCAGCGATGATTCATTCATCTCTGAATCATTATTTCTTGCTGTTCAAAAGTTAGTACAAAAGTTAAAAGCAAACGGAATGAACTTAGAAGCCGCTGTTGAAAATAAGATTGATCAAAGAATGGCTGACTTACAAGCCGCTGAAACCCGTGCTAAGAACTTACGTGACAAGTTAGATTTTGCTGCCAAGCAATTCGTAGGTGTAGGCACATCAAATTCATTCAAAGATGGAATCTTACAATCTGGTAAACTAGTAGGTAATGCTGAACTCGAAGGTTTACGTGATGCCTACAATGATGCTATCAAAGCCGTCCAAAAGAACGAAGGTGTTATCTTAAAGGTAATCGACAGAATGGGCAAGATGCACGAATTCTAAAATGTGATATCTTTAAAAAATTGATATCTTAAATGATTTAAATCCAAATTTAAATCCAAAAAAATTAATTTTCATTAAAATCTATGATTTTAATAAAAATTGATATCTTAAATGATTTAAATCCAAATTTAAATCCAAAAAATTAATTTTCATTAAAATCTATGATTTTAATAAAAATTGATTTTTTTATTTTATAATCATATTTCTATATGATTATAATATAATATGAACACCTTAAACATTTGCCCTGATGAATCTGTATTTGAATTCTATACTCAAAAATTAAATTACAACACTGATAGTGGTTTTGACTTATTCTGTCCTGATTCAATGGTCATTTCTCCTCGCTCTATTGGTACCATTGATTTCAAAATTCAATGCTCCCCTAATTTTGAAAAAGTATCTGGTTATTATTTATATCCCAGATCTTCTATTTCTAAAACTCCTTTAATGATGGCAAACTCAGTTGGTATCATTGATCATACTTACAGAGGCAATATCATGGCAAAAGTTTATAATACATCTGATGTTCCTTATCAAATTAATCGTGGTGATAGATTGTTTCAAATCTGTATGCCGACTCTTCAACCTTTCAATGTATCTTTTGTGAATGCTTTAGATGCGACGGAACGGGGAGCTGGAGGATTTGGATCAACAGGATAAGCAAGTCTTATCCTGTGAAAATCCTAAAGATTTTCGTTTATCTTCGATAAACCGTCCCGAGCTAAGTCATTTAAAGTAAGCACCTGTAAGGGTTTTTCATTTATGAAAAACGAAATGTTTACATTTCATCACGTTAGTGATTGATCCTAAAGATTTTCGTTTCCTGCGGAAACCACTACGGGAGCTCACTACAAATAGTTAGCCCTTAAATCTTCAATTTATTAATTATCGGAACGGTTTCTCGTAGAGAAACGAAATGTTTACATTTCATCACTTTAGTGATTATTAAAATGCTAATCCTGCTACCCCACCAATAATACGCAATACATTATATGATAAAGCATATATTCTGGCTGTTGCTGGATTATTGTAATTAACTGATTTATCAACTGTAAATACCATTGATATATCTTCTATTTGTGAAAAATTACATGCTCCACTCGGTTGATAATCATCCGCATTATTTGCGAATGAATATACATTAATACCTTCACTTGGTGTATTTGTAAAGTATTGAAAATTTTGTATATAAGAATAATATTGAGATTCTCTTGGAGTAATACGATCTTTACCATTAATTAAAAATTGTACTTGAGTTATAATATTAGTTCCTTTTGCTTTATCATAACTATTTGTATAATTAAATTTATTTATTAATAAAGAATTTACAATATAATTAAATTGAGTTACAAAAAATAATGCCTTTGTTGGATTAGTATATAAAATTTTAATTTTATTATTATTATTTATTAATGCTTTCTCGTTATCATATTGTAAATATTCTATTAAATACTCATGATCTGATCTAGAAAATTTTAATCTCTCTTGATTATCTAAGAAAATATAATCTACATACAAAAATGTTGATCCTAATGTAATTGAACTAAAATCTATTACACTAGTTATCTTCGATAAATAATTAACTTCAGAACTATTTGGCATTACTTTATATTGTGAAATTACTCCTGTTATTGCTGTTCCTGATACAAATGATGTATTACTATTTATCTTAATATAATATAATCTATTTAAAAATTCATCATATTTAATAAATTTTCCATACCATGTTACATTATTTACAGTTTGAGATATTATCTCTTGATATTCAAAATTAACAACATTCTCATTTATTGTAATATAATGGGTTGGTCCAACTATTAATACATCTAGTAAATTATTAAATTCAACATTTATTTTAATATCACTATAATTTAGAGCAATTAATGGTAGTGCTAACCCATTATATTTACAAAAATAAAATGGTATTGGAACATGTAACATAAATGAACCATGTCCATTATATAAAGTAGTATTTTGTGGAATATTACCTATCATTTGATTTAAACCTGGTTGTTCTGATCTAACTGTTAATTCATACCATACATTTAACCAATCACCATATAATTGATCAATAATTTTTCCTCCTAATTCAAATTCTATTCTATTTAGTATTGCAAAACCAACTCTACGACACCATGCGGTAACTACATTATTTTTTAAACTAGTATCCTGATTTATATAACTAGTATCTATTATTTTCGGTATATTCGGCAAAGTTATTGCTAAATATATCGGCCCCATTAAATCACCATTTTTTGCTATATTACATGTATATCGACCACCAAAATTCGGTTTATTTTGAAAATATTGAGGGATACTTTCACTCGAAAAATTTGTATGTCTTTTATATACCATTTTAAAATATGTGATAGATGGTTCATGTGATAAATACATATCTTGAAGACCATATCCTGCAATTTGTATTAATGCTCCTCCAACCATTATATACTACTATAGATATACTTATTTATATTAAAAAAATTTATAATATTTTCGAAGAAAATATTATAAATTTTTTGAAAATCCTAAAGATTTTCGTTTCCTGCGGAAACCGTTCCGATAATTTATAAATTATTGAATAAAAATATAATATTAATTTTTGATTTATATTATATTTTTATCCGAGATTAGTCCTGTAAGGTTTCTCAAAGAGAAACGAAATGCTCGCATTTCATCACGTAAGTGATTGATCCATCCCGAGCTCAGCTACATAATATGTCTCGGAACGGTTTTTGGAACAAAAACGAAACGTTTACGTTTCATGCCTATCCTATAGGCATAATTATATTAAATCAAATGCTAATCCCCCATATCCACTCATAATTCTTAATAAATTATAGGATACTGTCATACTCTTAACTCTAAATTCTTGATCAGGTATATTATTACTATTAAAATCTAAATTCATTGTTATATCATTTAAGAATGTAAAATTTATACTTCCAGATGGTTGAGGATCAAAAGGATGTAGACAAAAATTATATACATTTATACCATTTAAGTTTGAATTATTATAATATGCATATGGTTTAACTAATCCAGTTTCATAAGAATCAGATACAAATCGTGCATGTCCATTTACTTTTAATTCAGATTTAGCAATTAATGGTGCAGTTTTTGGTTGAACAGCATTTATCAATTGATTTTTTAAACTTTGAGTATAATTTTCAAATGGCATTCTTAATATTTCTAATTCAGTAAAATCCGTTGTAACATTTCCTGTATTTCTTCCCATCCAAGTATTAATATAATATTTATTACTTTCTTTTAATTTGTTAAAATATACATTATTAGTCTCATCTGGATCTCTATATTTATTAATATCAATATAGTAATCATCAGCTGTATAATTATAGTATTGCTTTTTATTTTCTTTATCTTGTAATTGAGCAAACCATATTAACATCTTTGTTGGATTCTTAAAATTATATTTTACTTGATTTTGTATTGATAATTGAGAACCACTGTAATTTGAATATTGAACTTGTTCCACTATATATTCATGTTTTGATTCAGCAAATCTTTTTCTTTCATCAGAATCTAATAATATATAATCAGCCATTAATGTCATACGCATTTTTGATAATCTTTTAATTTTTGTATATGGTAAACTTACTAATAAATCTTCTAATTTTTTT